CATCCGAGTAGCGAAGCTGCGTATCCACGTTCGGAGAGAAGGCGGCGGTCATCAGCGCCACCCGCATGTCTCGCGTCGGCCAGTACTGGGCGATCAGGTTCCCGCCCGCTTGCGCAAACCACTGGGAAGTGGTCGCCACTAGAGATCCTTGCCCGGTGTGACGGAACCCTTCTTCACGTAATGCTCCCTCTCCAGGTAGGCGCGTTCTCGGTCCATCGGGAATCCTGGCATCGGGGGCGGATGTTGGTCTATGAAGTCGATGGCGAGCCGATCACGCTGCTCGGCCCGGATCGGGAAGTCGCACCAGGGGGCGCAGCAGACCTCGGGGTACGCCTCCTGCTGGCGCTCAAGGCAGGAGGCGCAGCGGTAACCCTTCCAGAGCTGATCCATCCACTCGGGGGAGAGCGTCAACCGCGACTCGCGCATGATCCTGCCGTCCGGGAGCGGACGCGCCCTGTTCGTGGGCTCGATCTCCTGCACGTTCCGCTCCCACTCCGTCTCCCCCGGTGTCCAGATCCGGCTCATGCCTGGACGATGACCTCGTTCCTCGCCTCGATCGCCGTCTCTAGCTCGGCGATGATCTCCTCCCGCTTCGGGCCGAACGTGCGCTCGTAGTGGAGCACGGTGTCGAGGTCGTGCTCGTCCTCGATCAGCTTCAAGACGAGATCTTGCGGCGTCCCCGAGTAGTGATCGTAGGCCGGGAAGGGAGCCGTCATCGGCGGGGAGGCGATGTACAGCACTTCCTCGGGGGTCGTCTCTGAGATCTGCATGAGACGCGCCTCGACAAGCCCCTTGTCCTCCTCCGACCAGCCCTCGCTCTGGGCCTGCTCGTCGGTGTCCATGACCGAGAGCCGGTTCATGGGGTCGGTGGGTGCGGCCTCGCCGAGATCCTGCGTGTTCCCCCGGAAGGCGAAGTGGTTGAGCGCGGCCATGCGCTCGTTGTCGAAGATGAACGCCCCCTCGGAGAGGGAGCGGAACTTCACGTACAGGCCGGGGGTGAGGATGGCGACGGAGCCGTCGCCTCGGCCCTCCTGGCGCTGAACGCGGATCTGGGCTCCGTAGCCCGCGTACTGGGAGATGAACCTCATCGCTCCTCCTTGAGTTGAGGGAGCCAGAAGATGCGGCCTCCCGGCTCCCTCAAGACCCTACGCGATGCCCGTCAGGAGTCCGTGCGTCTTCTCCTGCGCGACTTCCCAGCCCTTCTCGGTCAGGTACTCGGAAGCCATCCGGTCTTCACCGGCAGGCTGGCGATCGGTGAGCAGCTTCGTGTCGGAGTCGCGGAGCGGGCGGGCCTCCACGTTCGACATGTCGATGCAGAACAAGTGGCCGTTGTACCCGGAAGCGCCGCTCGGGTAGTTCGCCCACTCCTTCTTCACGACCACCGGCACGCGGTAGCCGAAGACGCCGGAGATGAAGCCGTCCACCTTGACTCCATGAACCGACGTGTCTTCGGGCTTCCAGAACGCGCCCTGACCAGCCCGGTTGAAGCGGCTGATGTAGTACGCGCCCACGGTGCCGGTGAAGATCACCTTGTCCTGCGAGCCCTTCGCGAGCACACCCGCGAGCCACAGGTCGAGGTAATCCGAGGTCAACTCGCCGCCGACGTTCTGCTTGTTCGTGGCGATGAACTCGATCAGTCCGCCCGAGATCCCCTGCGGGTCCTGGCCGGACGTGATGAGGTTACGCGGCCCCCCGAAGAAGGCCGAGTGCTCCAGCTCGCGCTTGTGCTCGACAGCCTTCCGCGCACCTTCCTTCGCAGGCTCCTGCCCGCCGTACAGCTCGATGGCGGTGGCAGTCCGCGAGAAGCTCCAGGAGCTTCGGAAGATCTGCGTGTAGTTGAAGCCGAGGACACGCGCCGAGTACTTCGGAGCGGGGAGCGGCCCGCCCTGCTTGTGCGCAGAGCCGGTGAAGAGGAAGCGGTCGCCCGCGTTCCCCGCCGCGTTCGAGCCGAACCACGTCACCGTGAGGACGCCCGTCGCGGGAACGACACCCGTGATGAGGCACGCCTGCCCCGTCCGCATGTTGCGGATGATGTCATTCACCATGAGCGCCGCCCCGTCCGGGGTCGGGTTCGTCAGGGTGATGGTGGCGGCACCAGCGGTGTACGCCGTCATCGAGTAGTTGTCGTTCACGTACGACTCTTCGAGCCAGTTGAACTTCTCGCGTGTGGACACGCGGGAAGGCAGCCGCCCGAGCATCGTCGTGAACTGGGTCGTGTCGGGATCGAGCTTCCGCATCGTCGGGTCCATGTCGATGACCCGCTCGTCGGAGACTGGCTCCTCCGTTGACACGAAGGTTCCGACTGCAACTTCGGCCATGTCTACTCCTAGAAGTCGGTGTGGATCTGTACCGGCTCTTGAGGAGTGCCGCCCCTGCGGTTCCTACCTGGCCTTTGGCTTCGTCCTTCGGGTCGCGGCGCGGTGCCCGAAGTGAAGATCCATAGACCTTAGATCATCCCTCGTCGGCTGACCACTGGCCTCGTTGCCGCCACTCCTGCGTCATCGCGTCCACGAAGGTCGGCTCCTTCTTCTGGGGGGCGACGTGCGGGGCTCCGGTGACGACGCCCGCCGCCTCCTTGCGCAGCTCGGCCTCGCGCCGGATCGCCTGAGCGCGTTCGTCCTCTTGCACCTTGCGCGTGACGGTCGAGCCCGTACGGACGAGATCGAGCACGGCCAGAAGCGCCACGTCCCGGGCCGACTCGTTCCCGTTCAGGATCGTGTCCACGAAGGGGTGGCCGACGCCCAGCTCCTCGATCTTCTTCATCATCTGGTCGCCGTAAGTCGGCACGTCGATCCCGAGTCGCTGCACCGAGGACTGGAGCTGGGCGCGGATGTCGGGCTGGGGCTCGGCCTGTGCTCGCTGCATCTCCTGATCGGCGTTGACGAGCGCCATCTGCACCTGCGTCCCGATCTGCGCCGCCACAGTGGGGTCCTGCTCGGCGACGGCGGCGATGACCCCGTTGTACAGGTTCAGATTCCCCGAGAACGCGGCCTGCATCGCGTAGGTCAGGGGATCGGCGAGCGAGTTCTCGACCCACATCTCCTCCTGGGAAGAGAGCGGCATGGCCTGGGTCTGTACTCGCTGGGCCTGCTGCTCGACGCCCTGTGAATACTCGTACCACTCGACGGCGTTCTGCTCGGCTGCGTTCAGCCGTTGCGAGAGCCGCCCGATGTGCTGCTCGCGCTCGTAGGCTGCCTTCGCCCAGGCGGCGGGCTCCTCGCCAAAGGTCTTCTTCGCCCAGGCGACGTGCGTGTCCTCTTCCTCGGGCTCTTCTTCTGGCTCCGGCTCTGGCTCTGCCGCAACTTCGGGCTCTGGCTGTCCCTCCGTCGTGTCCGCTTCTGCCGGGGGCTTGTCCTCGACAACGACCGGAGGCTCCTCTGGGGAGGAGGGGGGAGCCGGTGGGGGCTCTTCTTCCTGGGGGAGAGGAGCCTCCGGTTCTTGCGCGGCGATGGCTTCGCCGACGGACTTCGGCTTGGAGGAGAAGACTTCCTCGAAGAGCTGGGTGGCGAGTTCCTTCTCGGACATGGATTCGACTTCACTCACTTGGCACGGCCTCCTCGACCTCGATGCCCTGCTCGGTGAGGAACCTCTCCAGCGTGTTCTGGGCGCTCTTCGGCACGCCGACGAACCAGTTGAGTGCAGCGATGGTTCCTCTGATCGTGTCGAGCTTACGCTGATCGGCCCCGTCCGGGTTCAGGGCGAGCGCAGAGGCGGTCTTGCGCAGACGCTCGATCTTGCGATCGACCTCGGCCTCAAGCTCTTGCCAGCCGACCGTGTGGATGATCGAGGAAAGCCGGTCGGCCCGCTGCATGAGCAGGCGTTGGGACTCCTCGCTCATCCCTGAGCGCCGAGCCCGAGGTTCTGCACCGCCTTGATCTGGCCGGAGGCGAACTGGTCAGGGGACATGGCGAGCCCCGAAGGAGGGCCACCGTTCCCCCCGCCCATCGCGGCGGCGAGCGCCGGGTTCGTCTGCCCCTGGGAGCCGACGGGGTTGAGCTGGGGCTGGAGCCCCGCCTGCACGTTCGAGGGAGTCTGTGGCGTCCCCCCTCCCGGCGGCGGGATGTTCGGCTGCGAGGCGGGGGCCGGAGCCTTGACCTGGAACGCCCCCTTCTCCTGGATGCCGTAGGCGTCGAGGATCTTGTCGATGTAGGGCTGGGGATCGACCATCCCCGCCGAGATCAGCGGCAGCATCGTGTTGAAGAGCGCCATCGACTCCGAGATCTTCTCCTGCCGGACGGTGCTCTCGTTCAGCACGTCCACCTTCACGTCGAACTCGCCCTGGAGATCGAGCGGGTGGATCTGCTGGAGCTGCTGCATCCCTCCCACCCCGACCTGCGAGATCGTGCGCTCCTCGCGGAGCATCTGTCCCATCATCCCCAGGAACATCTCGCCGACCTTCGAGAAGGCCCACATGTAGTGCTGCTTGCGTCCCTGGATCAAACGCTGCGCGACCGACGTGATGATGGACATGCCGGTCGCCGTCGAGCCCCCCGCTCCCTGCACGACCGACTCCGCACCCCCGGCAAAGGGAAGCCCACCCATCATGTTCTGGAGATCGCCTTTGATGAGCGACTCGGCTTCGAGCGTGATCTGGGCGGCGGTCGCGTCGATCTGGAGCTGCGAAACCTGGCCCGGGTCTTCCACGATCCACTGGGCACCGGGGAAGAACTCGAACGAGTCCGGGTCGTCAACGTCGGAGCGGATGATGGTGATGACGTTGGTCAGCAGACGGAGCGCGTCGAGGCGCTGGTTCTGGAGCGTCCACAGGTATTCCTGGAGCTGGGCGAGAGCCTCGATTACCGAGAGCCCGACCATCTGGAAGGCGTCCGGCATCGCCGAGCAGACGACGAAGGGCTTACGCTTGATCCGTAGCGGGTTGTCACGGGACGCAAGCACGACAGAGCGCCCGCCCACCGTGATGACCCGCTCGTCTGTCCAGTACTCCAGGACCTCGATCAGCCCCTCGTTGCGCTCGCGATTCCAGAGCGACTTCTCCCGCTCCGAGTACTCCGAGCTTGCGACGTTTCGTGACTCCTTGAGGTCGTCCACTCCCTCGAAGAGCCCCGCCGCCTCCTTCGCCTTGAGCTGGTCGAACGTCTCCCAGCTCCGGTCGATGATCCAGGCCGCGTCGTCCACCGACTTCGCCGCCTCCGGCCAGAAGAAGTCGCGCACGTCGCGCACGATCATGGAGGGGCCGTCGCGCATACAGACCTGCTGCTGCTGCTCCTCCGAGGACATGTAGCGATCGACCACGGTGCCAAAGTCGTCGGCGACCTCCATCTCGATCGGGACGAGCCGGTTCATCTCCTTCGACTCGTACGCCCACACGACCTTCGCCACCGTCATCCCGGCGATCAGGTCTTGCTGCATGAAGGGCCGCTGCTTGAACTGGAACTCATCCTCGTCCATCGCGTACTGGAGCATCGAGGAGGCGACCTTCCCGGACTGGCCCCGGTTCAGGATGTCCTGGAGCGGCTCCCCCGGCATGGGCCTGGGCTCGACCCTCCAGTTCGGCTCGGGCTCAAGCAGCGTCGCGAGCATCCCCTCGACCACCTGCAAGAGATACGGCGTCGTCAGGTTCGAGCGCCACGCCTGCGACTTGGCTTGGCGCTGCTCGGCGATCCCCCGGTAGGCGCGATACCGCTTCTCTACCTGATTGACCCAGGAAGTCTGAAAGCTCTCGACACCATCGAGGGCGGCGAGCACCATCGACAGCTCGTCCGCGTAAGGCTGGGACGGCGAGCCGTACGGGTCAGTCGTCTGCGCCGGAGCGGTCGATCCGCGAGTGGAGGCCACCGGCTACGGGCCACCCGGCGGGCCGCCGCCGCCGGGACCACCACCGAGCGACGAGAGCTGCGCGTCCTTCTTCGCTTGACCACCGAGGACGCCCTGCAACGCGCCCATGCCTTTCAGCACTCCCGCTCCGTGGTTCTCGTCCTGGGCCTTCGCGAAGGCGAGCGTCAGGAGCTTCATCGCCTCCTGGATCAGGTCGATCGTGGACATCGAGTCTACGGGGGAGGAGCCGTCGCCAGGGCCGAGCCCGAGAGCGCCACCGTCGCCGGGTCCCGGAGGCCCCCCCGGACCACCCGGACCACCGCCGTCACCACCGAGCACGGAGGCGAGCGCGTCCATGCCGCCCTGCCCTGGGATCGGCCCCGCCGGAGAGATGTCGCGTGGCGGCGGGCCACCGTCACCACCGCCGCCCGGAGGGAGCGGAAGGTTGGGAGCGGCGTTCGGATCGGGGGGCATCATCATGCTCATCTGCGGCTCCTAACTCCAGGCGTAGTCCGGGACATACTCACGCTTCTTCTCACGCCGGGAGGATCGCACGTCCTTCGGATGGGAACCGTATCGCCGGTACATCTCAAGCGCCCCCGCGAGCGCCATCACGCGGTCGTCGTTCGTGCCCTCTGCTGCCCGAGGCGAAGGCAACGTCTCGGTGCGGACGAAGGTCTTGCACTCCAGGATCGCCTCCAGGGGGATGTGCGGCAGCGATTCCTCGCGAATCGCGAGTTCGAGCTGGGAGATGATGAGCGGGCGAGTTTTCGTCGTTATCGGGAACCCGTAAGTCACGTTCTGCTTCCAGTCCGGGCGATCGTCCTGGACGTGCCGGTACAGCTTCGGGTAGGGGCGGCGTCCCTTCTTCCCGTCCCGGAGTGGGATGACGACCGCCTCCCCGTAGCCGCCACCCATCTCGATCGCGAGGCGGGCGGTTCCGTACCAGCGCCCGAGAAAGTGGAGCTGCTCCGCTGCGAGATCGGGGTCGATCTTCCCGTGCAGCTCGGCGCAGATGTTCATGTTCGAGAGGTCGAGCACGTAGGCGGCGGTGAAGTCGAGTCCGCGCCCGGTCGCGACATCCGCGTACAGCGTGTAGCTCTTCTCCTTCTCGGGCTCGTCCCAGACGCGAATCCAGCCGTCCTCCTGTTTCGAGATCGTCGCCTTCATCCCCGTCTCCACGTCCGAGATGAACCGCATCCGGTAGCGAGGCTTGCGGGCGCGGTCGGCGTAGCGGGCGAGCGCGTCGGTCGAGAACCAGCAGCCCGCCGTCCCCAGGAAGGCTTCGGCAGCGTTCAGCGGGTACTGCTCGGCCATGTCCGCCGGGGAGAGCGTCTTGCGCATCGAGGCGAACCACTCCTCGCTTCGGCCCGGGTGCTTGTCCGCCCCCAGGAAGCGAGCGGCGACGCCGCGCTCGTCCGAGTTCATCCACAGGACGTAGAAGTTGTTGCCGAAGCCGTTGGCGGTGGAGACGACGATGATCTGCCCACCGTCCGCGATCGTCGGGATAAACGCCTTCCAGGAGTCCTCGGCGTAGGGGTGGCGAGCGAACTCATCGAGGAAGACGACCGCCGCCGTCTCCCCGTGACCTGCCCTCGGGCTCGACGGCATGGCGATGAGCGTCGAGATGCGGCCGTCCTCGAACTCCCACTCGATCCGCGATGACGGCCTTCCCTTCACCGGCTTGAGCACGGCCGCGTTCATGCGCAGATGCTCGGGCGAGTTCTCCCACAGATCCCACGCACGCCCGACGAGCTTCACCGCCTCCGTCTCGTTCGTGGACACGCAGAGCGAGCGCGTCCCCGGCGCGGTCAGGCAGCGCCACACGCAGTAGCCGATCCCGAGCCAGGACACTCCGAGCTGGCGAGCCTTGAGCCGGAGCGAGAGCTTCTCTTGCAGGTAGCCGTCCAGCTCCTCGCGCTGCCACTCCCAGCCATCGGCGAAGTTGAAGAAGAACTCCTCGCCGGTCTTCGCGTCGATCGCCTTCGTGTGCGAGAGCCAGTCGGCGGGATGCGCCTTCGCCGCCTTCTTCTCCTCGATGAGCTTCGTCGCCCTCTCGACAACCAGTTGCTCGATCGAGGGATCGACTGCCGTGCCCACATGCACTAGGCTACTGCGCCTACATCCCAAACGAGGCGACGGGGTTGCCGATGGCACCCGCACGCACGCGCAAGATGCCTCCAGCTTCCCCGTCGCTGAGTCCGCCCAGGAGGTCAATCCATGCGCGTACTCGGCGCGATTCTACTTGCCGTTTTTTTGTTCGCAGTTCCAGCAACAGCTTCTTCACAAGAGTCCACGTCCTACAACGCGAGGGTCATCCGCCAGGTCTTCGGCGGCTATGGCGACCAGGCCGTTCGCGTCGCCTACTGCGAGTCCCGACTCCACGTCTGGTCTACGAACGGCCAGTACTGGGGGCTCTTCCAGATGGGCTCCTACGCCCGAGCAAGGTACGGCCACGCCTGGAACGCCTGGGCCGAGAGCCGCGCCGCCAAGCGTTACTTCATGGCCTCGGGACGAGACTGGTCACCCTGGTCATGCCGCCCGTAGAAGTCCCTGCTCATAGGCGAGCGCAACCGCGTGCGTGATGTTCTTCGCCCCCAGCTTCATCCGCACGAAGGCATGGTGCGACTTGATCGTCTCCTCGCTTGAGCCGACGAGATCCCCGATCTCCTTGCGCGTCAGCCCGTGCGCGGCGAGCTTGAGGCAGCGAAGCTCATGCGGACTCAACCCCCCTTTTGGGGGGTGAAGCCGCTCGAAGCTGTGGGCCAGCTTCATCGGAACCGGGCGCACCTTGACCGTCTCGACTTCGAGCCGGACAAGCTCTTCCAGGCCGATCTCCTCGATCAGCGCCTTGACGTAAGGGAGGCGACTCTCCCTCGACACAGCCTCACGGCTGGAACGTAATCGGGAGCACGACGGACGAGAGCCCGTGCTTCATCTCCCAGTGACCGAGGCACAGGTTCTCGGCTGCCACTGAGACGCCCCCGACTGTCGCCAGCGCGGGGACGCCACAGGGATTGTTCGTGATCGCCGGGAGCGCCGGAAGCTGCGTGTCGGCGGTTCCGCGAGGGACGGCTACGCAGGCGACGGGCATCAGGGATCAGGGACGACCGTGAGCGACCCGTTGTCGTAGAGCGCCTTCAACACCCTCTTGTAGTCCTCCTCGAAGCGACGAAGATTCAGCTCGCGAAGCTGCGACTCGGTGATGTCGAGCCCCCCGTCCCAGGGCGGGCCGTGCTCCCCCGGCCCCGGTGCCCAGATCGGCTGATCGACGGGCTCGCTCACTCCTCTGCCGCTGCCTCCTCTTCGGCCACGTTCTCGACCTTGATCTCGACCGCTCCGGCGGCCGCACTCGGCTGCGCGGGCGGCAGCTCGTTGCCCTCTTCGTCCTCGCCCGCCGACTCGGGCTCGGGGTCGTCCACGACGTTCAGCGACCCGTCAGCTTCGAGCGCGGCCTTGACGTTCTTCAAGTCCTCCTGCGAGCCGAGAGCGGCTACCCCGCTCTTGGTGATCTCTGCCATGTCCTCTCCTAACTCGCTGCTTCGATTGCGGCCTTCTTCTCGGCAACGGTACTCGCGTCGCCGAGGTCGATGCCTCTCTCTTCGGCGAGGGCATCGAGTCCCGCGTGCGTCCCCGGCAGCTTCTCACCGTTGCCGTTGGCAGGCGGTGGAGGGGCATCTGCGGGCGGCTCGTACCCCTCCACCCTGACCAGCTCGGAGCCGTGCCCGTACTTGGCGATCTGATGCAACGAGCAACGGATCTTCCCGTCGAGCCCGACCCAGCGGCCCTGTGAGTTGCAGCCGCCGGTTGCGAGGACGATCGGGTCGTTGGCCTCGCAGAGTGCCATCAGACCGTCACCAGAGCTTGTCCGGCGCAGTTCGCCGGGACCGTGACCGAGAGCGTCTTCTGTCCTGGAGCCGCCCAGGTCACGGCATCCTGCTCGGAGGCGGTGATGTCCGTCGTCGCGGGCGTGCCCGCGTTCGTGTCGATCGTGACGGTGCCGACGTTCGGCGGGTTCCGCGTCCCCACGTTGCAACCGAGCGCGACGACACCGCTGACCTCGATCAGGATGATCCCCAGCTCACCGGCTCGCTTCTGGAGCTTGGCCGACGCACGGCCGTTCGTCTGTCTGAGCGAGCCCCCCGGCGCGTTCGCGTTTCGAGAGAGACGCTGGAGTGCCCGAGACTGCTGGGTGTACGCGAGCGCGTTCCCCTGCGAGTCCTTGAGCGTCGCCGACGGGAGCCGGTTGATGAGCGAGGCGAAGCTCGGGTTTGGAAGTGATGCGGCCATGCCGTCAGCGTGAAGGAACCGTCGGACGGATCAGCCATTCCCAACAACGACGGGGTGTGGATGCCCGTTGAACATGCGCGTCTTCGGCGGGTTCTTGATCCGCGAGTTCTCGGTCGTGGAGGGCGTGCGCGGCTTCGGCCTGGGAGTAGAAGTGGGCTTCGACGGAGGCGTCGATGGCGTTGTCGATGTCGTCATCGAAGTCCCCGGCGAAGTCGTCGTCGGCGGGGTGGTCGTCGGTGGCGAATCCGTCGTCGTCAGCGGCGGGCTCGTCGTACTCGGAAAGGTCGATGTAGTCGGCGTGGTGGATGACGTGCTCCCCGTGCTAGTCGTCGTACTCGTACTCGTCGTAGTAGTCGTCGTGCTCGATGTCGAGCAGTTCGTCTGGTTCCCGTTCCCGTTGTCGTTGCCACCATTCCCATTCCCGTTGCCCTGGTTGCCGGACTGGTTCTGGTCGCAGTTCCCGCCCGCGTTCCCGTTCGGGACGCAGTTCGAGGAGCCGGGGGGTTCCCCATGCTCCGATGGTGGACAGACATTCCCCGGCCCTGTAGGCGGACCAGGGGCTGGTGGCTTCGAGGCATAGCCAGCGGTGACGAACCCCGCCGTCAGAACCAAGCCTCCCAGGATGAAGAGCAATACGGCTCGTTTCACTTCCCCTTTCTCTTTCTTCCCCTCCTCGACTGACCGCTCTGCGAGAGAGCGATCGCGACTGCTTGTCGCTGGGAGCGAACGATAGGCCCGCGCTTGCTACCCGAATGGAGGGTTCCCTTCTCCCATTCGTCCATGACCTTCTTCACCTTCGCCCGCTTGCCCGCCTTCGTCGTCGGCTTCTTGCGGGCCATCAGCGTTTCCCCACGTACTTCTTCCCGGTCTTCTTCGAGATCGAGGCTTCGAGCCGCTTCTCGGCGGCGGTCTTCGGCCCACCCTTCGCCTCAAGCGCGGCCTCCTTCTTCTTCATCGTGCCGACCGCCGTCTTGCGTGACTTCTTCTGGCGCTTGCCGCCCTTGCCGAAGGGAGCGGCCTGCTTGCCCTTGAAGTTCTTGATGTTCCCGGCCATGTCGCCTCCTACCAAGTGTGGATCAGGCTGATGAGCAGGATGATCGCGATGGCGACGAGCGCCGCCTCGGTGATCGTGACGCTCTTCACTTCTTCCCCCTCTTCTTCGGCTTCTTCACGCCGCTCACCTTGAGCAGGTTCGGGTTCTTGCGCTTCGCCTTCGCCGACGCCTTGCGTGCGCCTGCGGCGATAATCGCCCGCCCGCGAGCTTGTGACACTCCGGCACTTTTCGCGGCGCTCGCGGCAGCCGCGTTGAAGCCCATGCCCTTCCTCGCCTTCGCCATCACGAACCTCCTGTCTTGAGCGAGATGAGGATGAGCCCGAGCGCGGCGATGAAGCCGAAGCCGAACCCGAGCGAGAACACGAAGACCACCATCAGTCCTTGAGACACGTCCAGGTCACAGTCTGTCCGCCTGGATGGTTGATGACGAGTTCTCCGGGAGAGAAGCCCGAAGGACACGCGAGTCCCGCTGGCCCCTGCGGGCCTCTGTCCCCCGTGTCACCCTTTGGGCCTTGCGCCCCTTGCTCCCCCCTCGCGCCCGTGTCGCCCTTCGCTCCCTGTGGGCCAGGTGGACCGGCAGGCCCACGCGGACCGACGTTGATCGTGACCGTCCGGGCGGCGCTCGCACCGACGCCGGTAGAAGCGGCGGTGAGGAAGCCAGCGGTCCCGGCGAGGGCGAGCCCGAGGGCGGCGAGAACGTAGGTGAGCTTCATTCGTGAAGCTCGTAGCCCTCGCGAAACGCGGTCTTGATCTCCTCGATCCGCTCGGCGCACTCCTCACGGTCGCGTGCCTTGAGCCTGCGGAGCGCGTACATGGAACTCAGGATGGCAGCGACGCCGGATACGAACGCGGCAATCGCTCCCCAGTCCATGCGCTCATGGTCGCGCTCAGAGAGGATGACCGGCTTCGAGCTGGTCGCCGATCAGCGGCCCGCCGTGCGTGTAGTTCGTGTGGTGGGTCATCTGCTTCCCGGAGCCCCACAGCTTCTCCACGTTGACGCCGAGATGACAATGCGGCCCACCACCGACTTCGTTGTGACACGTAACCCCAACCTTTGCGCCCTTGGCGATCTTCTTCCCGACCGCTGGAGCACTCGTCAAGTGCCCGAACCAGTACTGCAAGCCGCTCTTGCCCTTCGCGTAGCAGGCATCTCCGGGGTTCGAGGACGACGCCTTCGTGATCTCGATGTCCTCGGGGGCGATGACGGTCACGCCCTCACCGAAGCAGTCATCGAAGGCTGGGTAGAGCGATAGCCCCGACGTGTCGTGGGTCAAGTCCTGCGCCGTCACCTTCTTCCCGCCGGAGCGAATGGGGCCGAGATCAGGCACCTTCGACTTCGGCGCGTAGCTCTCGTACAGGTCGCACGCCTGCTGGTCGAACACGTCCTCGCCAGCGTTGGGAGCGCCCTTCGGAACCTTTGCCTTGCGGAGCTTGTCGTGCGTGCCCTCGCCGTAGGAGCCGGTGGCGTCGATCGAGTTGTCCCACTGGAAGCCCGCAACTCCCGGGCCGTCGCCGGAAGCGCCATGCGCGAAACGGTTGGAGTAGGAGTTGTCGAACTCCTGCCATTTCCAGTACCCCGCCCGTGAGATCGCTCGCTTCACGGCCTTGATGTCGGAGCCGTCCTTCGATGGCCCCTTGCCGTGGTCGGGCGGGTAGAGGATGCGCTTGAGCGGACCGGGATCAGGCATCGTGATCCTCCTTCAAGATCTGCAACGTCCGTTGCAACTTGTCGTACGCCTTCCAACTGGAGACGGGGATCTGTTGCAGCGTCGAGATGTCCGGCCAGGAGCCGCCCGCCTTTTGCAGCAGCGTCCCCGAGGGATCGAGGTCGCGCAGGCGGTTGCACGCGGCCTTGATTCCGTCCTGGTTGCCGATGGGTGTCGCCACGTCGCCTCCGTTCGTTGGCTGCTCGACGCAAGGATCATGCTGCCCCGTTGCACTCCAGGGCGAGAACTGGTTGCCGCAGTCGTCCGCCGTGTACAGGCCGTAGGGGGAGAGCAGGTCGTAGTCACC